ACACGGATAACTTGACAACGTTAGTTGGTTGTTCTATTCTTATTACATAAGGACGGAACAGAAAGGAACCGAACAATGATTACCGTCTCCAAGCCCGAGAACGTTACAATCACAAAGGTCATCAGGAAGACCTGGTACGGCGACAAGAACACTCGTAAGGCGCTGGCTGGCATGCATTACATCGAGTCGGACCGTAGCCTGAAAGTTATCACTAATAAGTGGAAGTTCATCGTTAAGATGACCACTGAGGGTTACCGGGTTTCGGGGGCCAATAAGCGAGTGGTGTTCGGTAGTTTCACTGAGGTTATCGATTACATCAAGTCCTACTACTAATAAGATTGGCCACCAAGAGATGGTGGCCTTTCTTATTAGTGTGTTATTAACTAGATATTCAATTAATTATCGCAGTAATCTAGTTCACACAATGTTGAGTTGACAACATAGAAACCACGATGCATTATTAATACATGAGCAGACGGACGGCCCGTCGGGAATGGAAGGAACTGAGATGAACGACTTCGAGACTCTGCTCGGCAAGGGTGCTGCGAGCGCTTACGAGGCGGCCGGGATTAGCCTCAAGACTTGGAGGGGTGGTACTAAGGGAGTGTTGTCTTACGGGGCAGATGAGTATTTGGTAGTGCGTCACAGTTCGCGGAGGTGGGAGGTGCGGCGTGATGGGCGGTCGTGGTGGTTTGGTTCTCAGTGGGAGTTGTTGGCTTGGTTTGGAGACATGCTGTGAGTTGAGTAACATCGAGCGGAATATTATGAATTGTGTGGAAAACACGGTTACATTAGATCATTTAGCGATTTGCCTACAGCGATCGACGCACCACTGTTTCGGGTTAGGTTTTCATCATGACTTACATGCTTATGGGAAACATAGAGATCACTATTAATGAGGATGAATACAACCTACTACATGACACGCTTATTAAATACCGGATTAATCGGTATCTTGAGGAATTAGTCAGATGAAACGCAGATCACATCACGGCGAGGGTGATGACTATATCATTCTCACTAATTGGAAAGTTTCTAATTTTCTTGCGGATCGCTTAATTAAGGGCTGGCATGTTCGTTATTATCCCGACACTAATCGCCTTCATTATTGGAAGGGTGATAAGTACCGAATCGTAGACATTAATGTAATTGTAAATACAAAGACGGGACTGGATTATGACTAAGGGAATTAATCTTACTCGTAACGGGTATGGGAATTGGTTCATTAAGAACACCGATTATAATGACACGCCCGAGCGTTCTGCGGCGTGGGTTAAGAGTGTGTGCTGTGCCAAGATTATTGCTGAAACCTCCGACGACGAATAATGTAAAACGCGTCTTGCGTCATTGGGGTATGCGTGAGTGTTATACGCCTGGCGGCTGTAATATTGTGTATTGTGGATACACGGCATTTCGCTTGATTAATGATTACGCAATGGAAGTGTGGAATCCTTTCGAAACACAAAGTGGTGTTATTAATTACTACGAGTCATTAGAACAAAGAAATCTTGCTCTTTACGAATTGGGCCTAGAAAGCATGGGAGTTATTTAATGTATCATCTTAGAGAGTTTGCTGAGAGCCTTAATCTGCCTGACCAATTGCCCGGATGTACCATTAGCGTGCATTGTGATAGAATTTTGATTGATTCCATTGATTTTCGCCTTGATCTTTATGGTTGGCCTGACAACCGAGTAGTGTTTGCGAATAAGGTGACTGGGCAGAACACCATTAAGCGATTTGGTCATAGCGGGAGAGATAAGTGCCGTAAGTTTTACCTGGATTGTCTCGAGTCGATTGGAGTAGACTTGACAGCAGTTGAGTGAGGATATAGTTAATCCCCGGAAGTGGTTGGTTCCTTCCGGGGATTAACTTTATTATGGGCGTTCTGCGGTGCGAGCTAGTTGCTCCCAGGCGGCCCAGGTTTCGGGGCCCCATATGCCGTCGACGGTGACGCCGAGTGCGGCCTGTAGGGACTCGATGACGCGATCGTGGGCTGCCATACTGGCGTCGCCCCATACACCGTCAGGATCGGTTCCCACAACGCTCTGAGTGTATGCGACACCCCACGGGAACTCGCGTCCACCCCAGTTACTGGCCTTGATTACTGCACACATCCGTTTCTCGGTGTCTACTCCGAGGATGTTATCCTGTATGGCACCAAGAATTCGCTGAATCTCTACGATGTTGCCGCCGCTGGAAATTGCGGAGTTGTCGTCGATTACCCGAATGCCGTAGCGGGCCTGGTCAATGTGGCGCTCGCGGCGCGCAACCACACCACCGTTGTCCTGGGGGCCGCCAATACCCCACGTGGTGTTTCCGTCGATTGAGTAGAAAACACCGCTCGAATTGGGCGGCTGCTCCACGACACCAATGTGTTGTGCAATTCCTTCACCGTCGAAGTCGAATGTCATGAGATCGCCGGGGCGGACGTCCCACTTGTCGATGAGCACACCACGAGCTCGTGCCTGAGCCTCACGGCTGGGTACGTAGGCGCTAACCCAGTTGATCCCCGCCTTGGCGAGAATGTAGGACACAAACATGTCGCAGTAGGGTACGCCGCTTGCACCGAAACTGGGCGAGCCGGTCACCTGGGCGTACCAGCGTCCGTACTTGGTTCCATTTTCCTTGTCGGCCCATCGGGAGTATCCGATTTCCTCCTGGGCTGCGGAGATGATTTGTGCTCGGGTGACCATTCAGGACGCCTTTCCTCGCGGAACGTTGTTGCTTGCAACGCCGAAGAATGCCGCAAAGAGGAAATTCAGGGCGCTAATCTTGTCACCGTCAAGAATGCCCCAAACACCGAGACAGACAAGGACGCCTGCACTCACGACATAAAGCCACATACGATAAGCGTCGGGAATGAAGGGGGGCTTGGGGGACTCGTGCTCACCCATTGTTTTTCTCCTTGAGATAGGAAATGATTTCTCGTAGTTGGCGGTTCTGTGCATCCACAGTCGAGCCGCCGTGATTCGGCTTGACGTGATATTGCACGTCCTTTAATTTGTCTTCAATATCTTCAAGCCTATCCAGAACGCTAGGCGTCCCGTCTTTTCCGTCCCACGCGTTTAGCATTGTTGCTAAATGATCCATGAATCGTGTGACACGATAAATGAATCTCCCTGCAATTGTTAACAGTGAAATGACGCCAAGAATTAGGGCGACGTCAATTGTGGTGGGGTTAATGTGTATCATCGGACAAAGATTTCAGCGAACATGTTTCGAGTTTCGGGAGAGTCGGAGAAAAGCCGGCCCTTCCGGTAGGTGCTTCGCATGATGCTGAGCACCTTGTCCCCGTACATGAGAAGCCTCTCCCCCTCCCTCAGGTCTGTGACCTTATAGGCCCATCTTACCCTATCCCCGCGGGGCTGGCGACGTTGGGCGAACCACGTGCCACCGTCGATCCATATGGAGACCTCACCGTCGGGGCAGCGGAGGGAGAATGCGTATTTGGCTTTTCCGGTTTTTTTCATGACAAAGTCGTCATAGTTGTCTGCGAATTTGTTTGAGATGGAGTAGTCGGCATAGTCTTCGGCATAATTCGTGATGAATGAGCCGAAGCGGGTGTGTGCCACTTCGGACTGGAATTGCTCGCTGTTTACGAAATCTGTGACAATGAAACCGTCGGCGTGACGACTAATTCCCTCTTTCGGTTCTATGTGGAATCTAATAAAGTAGGGATTCATAATGCTAACGGCATTGGAAAGCATTAGGCAACGCACGCGATCCTGATAACGGTCTACCGTTGAGTAAAAGTCCATAAAGACCTTTGCCTCATCAGGGAGATAACGCAGCGACCCCTTATCGATAATAAATTCATCAAAGATAATCGTGTACACGTTCGGGTACGCAATCGACTTATTCGCTTGAGCAGTAGACAGTGGAATGAAATAACCAATAGTTTCCCATTTCTTACCCACCTTACGCTGGGCATACTGCCCTTCTACACGGAATTCCTCATCGGGAAATTCATGCTGAATATCGGCAAAGAAACTGTTGCGCCCTTTGAGTTCAGTCTTGTAACGGCGAAGATAAATAAATTGTTGTCCCTTGTTGATCGCGTTCTTGATAACAATTTTCTTGGCGCCGTAGGTCTTACCAAGACCACGGGCGCCCATAACCATATTAAACACTCCCGCATACGAGAGCACTTTAGAGAAACTATAGTAGGAGAATTTTTTCATTCGTGACGCCTTACCGTCCACCAGCGAGTGCCGGCGAGAACATCAATAGACTTAGTTACTGGGCCATAATGCGGATTGCCGCCATGCCCCACAAGGGTGTTTGAGTCTACCACCATTTCAACGTGATCCGTTTCAGGGTAGTAACTACCCGTCGACTTCCACGCCATAACGATCATGTCCCCCGGCCGCAACTGGGCCCGCTCCGAGGCCGTCATAGCCCCACCACGACGAGGAAATGGCTCAGCCCCACGGAAGTACTGGTCGCCCGTCCAAGTGCCCACGAATGTGCCAGACGTGGACTTGTAGGCAGCGTACATCAAGCCACTACAGTCGGTGATGCCTGAATTGTCGGGGTCCTGGCGACCGGGACACTGACAGTAGGCGAACTTGCCCAGCCGGGCCATGACCCATGCCAGTGCAGCCGCGCCCTTGCCGGAGCCGCCGGGGGCGGGTGTTCCGCCGCCTCCTCCCCCACCGGCATTTGCCTGAGGGTTTTGTCCGATGATTTTCTCTTGAATGTCCTTGAGATTTACTTCCCAAAGATTGTGCCCATGGGAATACATTTGATAGTTGCCGAACTTAGATCGAAGTGTGAGAATTCCAGAGTCGTCGGCAGTAATGATTAGTTTGCCACCAGACACGTTCACGGTCTGCGAATTCTGACCAACACTTCCACCATTTCCAGGCGTATTTGAAGTAATTCCACCCTCGCCTACACCACTGGTATCCTTGCCGGCAATAATATTTTTGGCCTGAGTATACCGATTGCTATACCTGCCCAAAACACCGTTAGCCATAATATCGGAATACATTTCATTAAGACCCCCACCACTATAGTGGTTTGCTACCTGAAACGCATAACGCGGCCCTTGATGATAGGCGACACACCATAGAATGAATGCGTCAGTGTCGGTGTCGGGGTTAATTCCGTATTGCTTGGCAACACTGAAATAGTTTTCAAGGTCCTTGACAATCTGGTCACCCTGAATATCCTTGCTCGCATTAAGTAATGGCTTAAGGCTATCGCCTACAGGGCGAGACAGGTAATAGGTGTTCCACGACGAATCGGATTCAGGAACGGACTCGAGCCGAGACCTAAACCCTGCGTCTACACGCCCATACTCGGCTGCATGAGCACCACGCATACGGTTCAGAATTGCCGCCGCACGCGTGCCGTACCACTGCGCAATCCCCACGGTAATTGGGTCATTGTAGTTGATAGCCGAGTAATCCATAGATGACTCAACCTGACCAATAGCCTTAATCGCAACTTTCTTGGCTGTTGCGTCCCATGCCATAGTTCCTCCAACAGAAATAGCCTGCCCCAATTCTATCGGGGCAGGCTGTTCCTGTCTACTCACCAAATCTTGTAGGTCATGTTTACCTGGTAGGTCTGATTAGCGGAGAGAATGTCTCCAACGTAGATTCCATTTATTTTCGGTACGTAAATGTATTTGTATGTCCTGTCATTTCCGATAATGGGAGACATGACACCATCATAAGGGCGCGCCCATCCCGGAAGACCCATTAACTTAGTATCATATCCAGCATTACTTCCGGCAACTTTAAAGGTCCCCTGAATGTTCACCCAATCTCCGTCGCGCTCACAAATTAGGTAGTTATTGTCGTGAACGACTGCGCTAGTTGAGAAAGGATGCAACTGGGCCGAGGGCGGGTTATACCAACTTGATCCACCATTAAGCCACGCCTTAAACAGGTCCTTAATGTGGTTGTAGCCCGCAGCCGTCATGTGGACATTGTCGGCCCCCTGGTCCCACGCGGCGGCTTGGTCGGCACCCATATGCGCCCAAGTACGCGAGCCCTCACAGACCACCACACCATAAGGAAGGCCGGCTTCCATAACCTCAAAGGTGCGCGAGACGCAAGAACGTGCCATCTGAACATAATTATTCAGCGTTGCCTCATTGAAGATGACCGGGAGTACTCGAATATCGGCGTTAGGGAAGTTCTGTCGTGCCTTGGCGAAAAAATTTTTCGCGTTAGTCTGAACAGCATTCTGCGCACGAATGTCATTCAGCAGATCAATCACGAAAAAATACTTAGTCTTGCGACGTTTCTCCTCAGGCATCCCCCGGATAGCATTATCCAACTGTGTAGAGAAATTGTTGTCCAGCGTGGAAGTAAAACCACCACCACCAATCGCATACACATTCGGATTCAAGCCCAGTTCCCGACAAAGACTCTCAGTCCAGCGGCTCGCTTCAATTGTGGCATTAGATGAACCAATGACCACGCCCTCAGTGAGTTTAGGGTCCTCAAGGAAGATATCGTTAGCCTCACTCTTCGTGTAATAGGCCGGGAAGCGATTGTCAAAATCCCTGCGCTGTTGATCCAACTTTCCCTGAATGTCAGCCTGAAACTGCGTGTTCTGGGCCTTAAGCGCATCACCCCACGCCTTAGTCGTCAGCGTAACTCGCTTACCGGCAGGCGACTTAAGCGGTGCTTCAATATAATTGCCATCAACCTCACGGAATTCAGCGTCAATAAGGCGCCGCTTGAAGTCCTCGATTAGAGACTCGAGTGCGGTTTTCTTTGCATCCAGTTCCTTGTTCCATCCTGAGTGAGTCTTCTCAACCTCAGTAATGAAATTGGTGACCGTCTCATTCAGTTTGGCGATAATCTTATCCTGTTCCTCGCCAAAGGAATTCGTGAACGTAATGACATCGATGACGCTAGAACGAATTCGCTCAAGCACGTCAATATATGTCAGTCCATCACGATAAGTAAACGGGGTAATATTGTTCACCGACCGCGACTGAACGCGCCAAAGGGCTTGATCGATAGAACCAATAATGTCATCGCCAGTAGCCATAATATCCTCCAAGTCCTATTCCGAAAGAATATCCATTAATTAGTCCACCAGGAGTATGGGGCATATCCGTGTCCCAGAGTCCCATGAAAAGTTCACTTAGTTCAGCAATCACCAAGTCATCGACATTAAGCAGCGTTCCTCGATAGTCAGCAATCGCGCGAGCCTTGGAACCGGAATAACCCCAAGAACTAGAGTGCTGATTGTTGAGATAGTTGCTGTTCGACGAGGACGTGCTATCCGACTCATTACGTGAGGTGGTGTCCCCTGAGGTGCTCGCGTCACTGATACTCGTAGCATAGTCCCCATCGCCCGCAAGACGCGTCTGAGGAGTGTCCGAACCTACGGTACGTCCCTTAGACTTGTTGGTGCCGCTACCGCTGCCAGTCTGGTGGTTGATCCCCGAGTTCTGGGACCTCCCGTCCTGGCTAGTCTCGCTGTAGTGGCGATTGCCCTCGAGCGGGTCCGTGTTTTGCAGTTCAGCCAGATACATTCGATTATACCGCGGCATAATCAGTTCCATCTTAAGACTTAACCGCCAAATGAATATATCGATTGTCTCGTGCGCGATCTCTTGAAGCCAATATGTTTTCTTGATTCGATCGTTTAGAGTCTTTCGGTATGCTTCATCGAAAATTGGGTAGTCGTCAAGGCCAATATGGTCATTGGTTAACTTAACAACGTCACGAAGCATTATCGTTGTTACTGGCATCGTCACCCCCATAGGTTGTCAAATTAGAATTAGCAAGATAGTCATTAAGGTTTGGTGCCGCATTATCGTCTACAGCCCAATAGCACGACACGTTAAGCCCAAACTTCTCATTAATCTGCTCACAAGCCAACTCGCGTGGCTTCATGAACGACTCGCGCGAAGCGAGAACCTGACCTGAATTGGCGGCTGCTTCCTCAACCACCATGCGCTCGCGCTTCTCGGAATTCACATTCATAATTCCGAGCATTGTGAGCGCTTCGCCCCAAATCTTGGACTTGGATTCCATGTGTTTGATTGAAGAAACCGCCCCGGCACCAGCGTTCTGATTAAGCGGAAACACGCCAATGGTATTAGCGAGGTTATCCATACTCATATTCTCGGTGCCCCACACAACGGGCTCACCATCGTAAATCTTAGAAATAAGATTCTGAATAGTGATGCGCTGATCCTGAGAGCAAGCAACAATCATGGGGTTACGCTCATTCAGTAGATCAATTTCGATTGTTCTGTCAATCTGAGCAAGCCTCGCAGCATAAGAAAGCACTACGTCAATTTCCGGTTCCCGCACCTGATTGCCCCAAATGCAGACAGACTCACTTGCGCTCACTTCGCGAGAATAGACACCGTTTCGGGTGACACGATATCCCGTGGGGTTATCCTGAATGTCTAGTGGGCCGGAAATTGTTGCAGGCATTGCCATAAACAATTCGAAGAAACTGTCGAAATAGAAAACCGAGTACCCATTATTGAAGATAGTTGCTTCAATGAATCGCGGGTCAATTCCATTAGGAAGACCTTCCCAAGTAAACCGGGAAAGGCACTTGCCCATTAACTGACGTCGGTACATGTGCTCCAACTGTATCTGTCGTGCTTCAGATGAGGACGGGGGAGATGCCATGATTTTCTTGTAGATGCCATTAAGCACATAATCATTTTTACTCACTAAGAGTCACCCTAACCATTTTGTCAATCCGATTGTTGCGAACATTCGTGTTACCGATGCGCTGAGGAGAACGCCACACAGTCACACCCTTTTCGAAGATTCCTCGCACACTGGCCTTGAATCCCTCAGGAATGGTTGTGTCAACCAAATAGCACTCAGCCATCTTCCAATATGTAAAGTCTGTCATAAGGCTAAGTGTCTTCGGGAACTTGATCCAAGTGTTCATTAAGTACCCGTACCTAAGCCAGAAATCACCAATACTACGCATAGCCGATGGCGAAACACTTCTAATTCTAGCATCAATCACAAGCCCGTTGGAGACCATCGCAGACACGTACCCAGACGTCTGGCCAACAACCGATGGTGGAATAACCTGCATGTCCTGACGCTGACCATTAATCGAAGCAATAGCAGCCTCATAGTCCCCATTAGCCGCGAACTGTGCCAATTCATAGTTAGTATCTCTGACGGTTCTCTGCTGCTGCTGAGAAATCTGCGAAGCGCCACTAGCCAACTGGTTCTGAATATTAGCCGTCGACTGTGCCTGAGAATTATTAATCATCGCAGAAACACCAGCCGTAGCCGCCTGACCAATACCGGCACCGGCCGCCGAACCATTCAGTCCCATAACGCCACCAAGTGCCGTCATAGCGCCCTGAGTCGCCTGAACGGTAGCCCGCATATTGTTATAACGCGACTGAGAATCCGCCATAGCAGAATTACCCCACATAGAATTCTCGGCACCAGCCTGAGTTGCAGCAATGCCCGCATTAGCGACGTCACGCGCCGCCGTCGCAGCACGCTGCGCACGCTGCTGTTGCCATTTCGCGTTATTCACCTGTGCTGCTGCGGTGTGTGCCGAACTAGCGAGGGCGTTTAGTGCTGAGTTGTTGACGGCAGAGAATGTTGGTAGAGAAGTGTATCCAGTACACATATCCCACCCTTCGCCATATTCGTTTGTTACCTTACCGGCGCGACGCTCAACAATTACAGATTCTGTAATCGTATTATAGTCACGGATGGTGAAAAACAAAGATGGGTTAGGTGGTGCAACATGAGCATACTGGTTAATGTTAATGCCCGCTGTGCGAATAGACTCAGGTCGAAACTCAACAGGGTTGCCAGAATATGTTGTCAACTCAACAATGCAATATGGCGATGTCACAAATTTCTTTAGTTCCCGATATTCCTTCGGAAGCAAAGAAAGAAATTCGTTTCTAAAACTAGCATCAGTCAACGAATAGTTGCGGTTAACGTATACACTATGGTTGTTAATTTCAGTCCATTTTCCTTGCTCCGCTCCCTCGCCCACATTTATTTTTTTCCCAGCATTCAAGTCGATAATGTCCTTTGGAAGAATTGTGATTGACCCAATGCCCTGAGCAACCCATGGAGCAAACCTTAGACCAAACATTCCTGCGCGGAATTCAGGAAACGTGCAAGCATAAATGTTGGTTCCGTTCGGAAGGCCTTCAACCCTAGATGCGTCTGCCATAGAAACTTTGGGGTCATTAGAATTCCCATACCCATTTACGTTGTCTAAGTTTGTTGTTGAAGCAATAACCACGATGTAGTCAAAGTTGGGAACATCAGCAAGCAGTCGGCGATAAGTCCGAATAATCTGGTGCTCCGAACCCATATCCAAGCCCTCGGGCTGAGTCAGCCAGTTCTTGCCGTAGTTATCGAAAGAATCGGTTGCGGCAATCCCCATATGGCCGCGCTCGAGATAACTGCGACCAAAGTTAATGCGCTGGTAATAGGTTGTCCAAACATCAAGTTGCAGCGTCAACTGTGTGGTGTTCGGTGCAATATAGTCAATACTGGTGATGAAATAGAAAAACACGCTAGGCGTGTAACCTTCAAAACCAATGTTGTTAACAGGTCGTCCAGGATTCTCAACCATCACATAATTGTACTGATTCGCCTTAGTAAAAGGTGTAGGAATACGAATCGGCCTACCCTGCGCAAGATAAGTCATCTGATTAATCTCAACCTTATGCAGGTTATTAAAAGACTTAACGTAAGCGTAAGGGGTGTGACCATACGATTTCCAGTCAACAATGTCTCGGTACGTATTGTCGAAAGGAACATTAACCATGGTGATAACACTACCAGCAGACCACACAGAATAATCAAACGACAATCCCGCTCGAGTCTCAGGCGGCGTTGCATAAATCTCTGACATATCATCCTCCTTCAAGTCCAAGCATAGCAGAACCGGGCGCCCGTTGGACGCCCGGTTCCCTGTTGATTCAGGTATTATTTCTTGACCTGAATGCTAATCTCCTTGTTGAGCGGCTTATTGCCATCCGCACCCTTAGTGTCAACATTCACGCCAAGAGTAAGGAACGCCTCGGGCTCGTCAGGCCCAATAGTGAGAACACCATCATTGGAAATCTTGGTGCCCTTAGACTTAGCGTTCTTGACATACCAGTCAGTAGCGTAACCCTTGTTCGCGGGCGCCGTCTTCCACTGAATACTGGCCTGACGAACCGCTGCTGGGGGCATAATCGTCGACTGCGTGCCATCCGGCCTAGACACAATCAGCGCATTAATCTCCGCATTCGTCTCAGCCTTAGGCGTCACAACAACCGTGTTCGGCTTAGTGCCGAACGCAATAGCCGGAGTGAACGGCGAAGCACTCATAACGGACCAGTGATGCAGCCAGAAGTTATCGTAAAGACCCTCAGGGTTGGAAATGCTCCGGTTCTCAAGGAGAATATCCTTAATAACGAAGAACTGCTTGCTAGTCAGAATAGCCGACGTGTCAGACATCCCCAGCGCCTCACCCGGAACCGTGATGATGTGCGAGGGTGCCTCGGCGTCGCTCCGGTTAAACGCAGCAGACAGAGACGTCACGTCAACGTTCGCCTTAAACTCGGGCGTAGCGATAAGCACCAGGTCATCCGGGCGGGCGAACGAGTGCACAGCCGCGGAGTTAAACGCGGGCGTGGGATACTGCATCTTATTCGCAGCCACGCGCAGAGCCTTAAGTGCAGCGTCGACCTTGTTCTTATCCGGCTCGAACGTATTCATATCGGAAATCTGCATGCGATAGAAGCCGAACTTGTCGTCGAAGGTCTTAAACAACTTCGTCATGCTAAGGAACTCAGACCACTGGTCAGACGAAGCGGCCACAGCCATAATCTGAGAAATCATCTCAGAAAGACCGTTGTCCGAAATGAAAGCCCGGCGAAGCACGTCACGGTTAATTGTGATCTTAAACTTCTCCTTGCGGTTAATCGTGTGGAACGCGCTCTTAGAGGGCGGCGGGGCCTGCCCGAACACGTCACGCTCGAGGTAATCGCGCTGCTCCTCGTAAATGGTGGGTTTAATGAAGTCAAGGTGAACCTCTTCGATGGTGTCACCAAAATTCATCATGCCCTGCTTGAATACCGCGAGCGGATTTTTCCACGAAATATCGCGCACGATGGTAGAACCAATGCGGTTAATCAGAGAGGACATGAATTCGTTGCGGGTAATGTTGTCAGACATAATTCCCGCGATAGTTTCCTGAATATTGGCCTTAGTGGCCTCGGGAACCATGTTCTGATAATCATAGCGCGCATCGCTACGAATGGCGTTAAGAATATCAATGTTTGTGGTGTCGTCGCGCAACTGCGGCATAATCACTTCCCCTTAAATAGTTCGCTAATTGACTTAGGCTTCCAATTAGAATCGGGAACCTTGTCGTTCCCAGAATCACTACTAGAAAACAATCCTGAAAGACCTGCGAGAGTTCTTCCGGTACTTGCGGCCGCCTTCCGGTCAATACCCATACCGTCAACTATAGCATTCCCCGCGTCCTTAGCAGCAGTGCCGCCCAATTCAACAGCAGCGCCGCCCACCTCGCCAACGCCCTTGAGTACGGCCTTCGCATCGTCCTTCGTACTCTCAGCCGCTTGCTTGACGTCATCCAGCGACATCTCCTTAGACGCCGGAACATCATCCCCGGCAAACGGATTACCAGTCTCACGCTCCGTCGGGGTAAGTTGCTCACCAAGGCGATTCTCAAGTTCCGCCTGCAACGCGGAAACCTTCTCACCAAAAACGTCCGTGAGGTGCTTCCAGGCCGCCTTAGTATCCTTGAAATGGTCAACATCCGCAGGGTCCTTAGGGGCCCCTTCAAGCATGTTTCCATCGTCGGGAGAAACAGCTTTCTTGTCGCCATCAGAATCGCCCGGATCGAAGACGTCATTACCAGACATCCCCGATTCCTCGCGCTGCTGCGGTGTAAGATTCTCGGCCGCCTTATTTCGCGTCTGGGCGTCATCCATGGACTGTTGTGGGTCGCCCTCAGTCCTGCGCTCAGTCAGCGAACGACCACCATGCTCGGCCTTGTCCTGCTTGATCGACTCGGCATTCTTCGCGTCAACCTTGGCCTTATTGGCCTTGCGCTGCGACTCATTCATCGGAGAGCCGTCTGGATTCAATCCCTTGAGTGCATTCTTTTCGGCATCAGATAGTGCCATTTTTCCTCCTAAAACGGTAGGCTAGGAACCTACGTTCCTAGCCTACCATAAATACCCAATCATCTGAAAGCAAATCTGAGGGCTGCTACCCAACTAAGCCGGGCCCAGTTCATTAGGTTGCTTCCCGGCAATTAGTCAGAAATTACTTGCCAAACTTGGGAGCATTCTTCGCCAGATACTCGATAAGAGCCTCCTCAACAATCTCGGACGGCTGCTTACGGAGAGTCCAATGCATCTCCTCAACGTCCGCGATAACGCTCTTCTCAAGACGGAACTTAACAGTGGCCTTAGTAGAAACAGGGCGTGCCATGATTACCAACCTTAATCAATCTTCAATGTGAATGTTGTGTCTCGGAGAACTGTTCCTCCTGGGACCCTTACAGGAATCAGTTTACCATTCCAAGTGCCGCCATGCAACATGTCGTCTAACGTCAATGTGGCAGCCACGTTGCGAGGCATGCCCGCAATGTGTACGTCTAGTTTACCATCAATCTCCTCCGCATACTGCTTTGCGCGAATATAAACAGATTTTGTGAAACAACTCTCATGCTTCCAAGCCCCCAGTTCTACAGGGTCAACCCATAGCGAATCTGGGGGAGTGGTGGGGCCGATTAGGTGTAGTGAATCCGTATCAGCGTATGCGAATGTTTCATAATTATCTTGCGCAGCACTAATCGTTTTCTTCCTTGCATATGCTGTAATGAAAACACCCATCGGTGTATAAACAGGGTCGCGCATTTCAGGTTCATTCATTACAAGGGATACCCGATTATCCTTTAATGTAGGATGTTTCCCTGTAATATCAGGATTAGTTGCAAACTTTCCATACAAACTGTTTAAGTGTAGTTTAGCAATTTGCCTTAGTCCGCCAGTGCTGTTCATTTTAATCTCCATAAAATGGTCTACATATTTATCGAAAAAACCATGTGATCCCCTGAACTCAAATGTTCCATTCCAGGAATAAATTTTAAAGTCATAGTGTTTTTTCCATAATTCAATGTCTATGTTCGTTGCCACCACCGTCGTGGGCTCTTTTACCTCTTCAAGATATTGTGTGGGATTAAATGAAAGATTTTTTTTAATCTGTATGCAAGGAATGTGATTCGGCTTTAGTTTTGCTGTAAACGTAATTGACGCAATATATAAGGGTCGATTAGTTCTAGGTGCTCCGTCGGAATAGATTGGATCGCCGTAAGGGAGTAGTGCTGTTCGCATTACTGAGGGATAGAGCGAATTAACATCATACACGCTCCCAGAACCATTCAGTTTCTTTGAATATCTCGGATCGGCATAAGTAAATCCTCCACGGTATGCCTTTCGTATTTCACTGTCAATTTCAGGTGAAAGAATTGGGAATCTCCGAATAAATAGTTTCCCTGTCATTTTCTTATATGTTGCAAGAGAGTCGCTACCCGCTGTCAATTTAGTCATCTTCTCTTCAAACTGAACTTCGAGCGCTTGCGCTACAATTGCTACGTCGTTTCGCTGATATCGCTTTTCTTGCTCTGTTGGAATGTAGCCTAGGGGTCTAGGCTTTTCATAATCAATCTCAAGTTTCTGGTCATGCAGGTTAAATGCTTTAGCGATTGCGCTGACCGACATTGGCAATTTCTTAAATGAATCCCTAAACTCAACCCTATAACCCGTTTCAAAAACAACCGTAATTGAATAATACTTGCCCATGCGTGAAATCAGTGAAGTAAATTCCTTAACCCCCGGATTTTCTTTCACCCACTTATACTCATGCTTAAGCAACCAATCAAGAATAAAAGTGCCATCAAAAGCAAGATTGTGAAAATAAATGTGTGCTGCGCGCTCAGCAATGTGAGACATAAACCCGTCAAGAGAAATACCGTCAACATAGTTCTGTAGTTTCCCGACCTGAATAATGCCCCACGACCAAACACGACAATCATCCTCAGCCGTCGTCGTCTCAAAATCCGCACAAAACGAAGGAACCCTCTTATGGCTACGCCTAACGCCGCCCCTTGCGGGACTTACGCTTATTGATTGGCGAGCCACTAAAATCGTCCTCCGGTTTAATCTTAACTTGCTTTATCTCTTTAAGTAGAGACTTGATACTGGAGTCGGCCTCCTCTACATCATCGTACCAAAGGTCATAACCTGCTCGCTTTCTATCGAAATAGCCCTCTTTTGCTGCCTCATACATGAGTGACAATTGATTGGCGAAATCGCCATTAACGGTCCACATTAACCACAGTACGTCATCAGGAATATCTGTAAGAATGTCATACAATTCGGGGTCACCGATGGTGTCCAGCATTGCGGCGATCTGTTGTTTTGCTGCCGTCAACTTTTCTTGCTTGGCTGCCTTACTGAGAGAGTTCAAAACCATGTTAGTTTTCTTCCTCATGGCCTCGGCGGACTCAAAATTCACTGTGCGCTTATTAGGATTCATTCTCTCAAGCGCATAATGTGAGCCTCCAGGCAAATAAGACTTCGATGGTCGAAAATCCCTGATCCAATCTCCCACCGTAACGTCACCCATATAGGGCAACTTAGTCCCCGCTACACTACGTTCATAAGCGTCAATATCCTCATTATAGCGACGCACAGCATCGCGATAACGACGAACGTCTTTAGAAGAAATGGGATTACCTTTACGGTCACTAAAATACCAAACATTATCAGAATTATTAAACTCACTAAGGCGCTCAAGTTCTCTGACCGCATTTCTTAGCGTCACCTTTCCAATAGCCGATTTGCCTATGGGGTCATATTTTGTTCCCCGAATATCGGCCCCGTCGTCACTGGTGGCCATCTTATACATTTTATGAATAGCCCGATCACGTTCATATTGAAGCATGTCTCGCGCCCTAGTCAAATCGGAAGATCGCTGTTCTCGAGCGCTAGCCTTAGCCGACTTAACCTTAGCACTACCCTGTTCCTCGGACAGTGTATCTGGTAAGGGCGTAAAGTCAATTCCCTTAATAAAAGTTCTAATCTCACGAACCGTACTCTGAGCATACTTCGACCCACGCTTAAACGCCCGATAATGCTTACCCCAATGAGACTTAACCAAACCAATCACCCCCTGCCCCCTAAGGGGACAGGGGGCAACTAGAATCCTACAGGACCACTCAGGCCAGCGTCACAGTCGTGTACTCACGACCCCGACCAGACTTCGCCGACCCAATCTCAACAGCCACCGGCTCAGGCCACGACTTAACGTCACCCAGAATGTCCACCAGCCGCTGAATCTGGGCAACAACCGTCTGAGACGAAGTGCCGTAAGCGTTCCCATCCTTGTCAATCACCGTGATAGCCCGGCGAGTCTCAACCTCACCAGTATCCGTGTCAACCACGTCGTCCTCAGTGATGACAATGTCCTTGATCTCAATCTCCTTGCCGCGCAGTTCCTTAAAGGAAACGGCAGAGTTCTGTGCAGTGAAGAAAGCCCTCTTACCAGCAAAGTCGTCAGAGAGAGAAGAGTAAACAACAGCCATGATCTTTTCCTTTCGTATGGCTACTTTCAGTTCGGTTCGGTTCTGGTATTACCCGCCCAGCCGGGAATCTAAAAGAGTGGTTCCGCATTAATATCTTCGGGAACCAGTATGAAGTTATCGTGTGTTAGTGCCATGCAGACAATGCTTGGCGTAGAAAGTTCATTCTGATATACGCCGTTGTGTTCTGGCACACTCAAGGTATGTGTATATGCATTATCTGTTCTCGTAATATTAACTCGATGTCCAGTTCCTTGAATAACGAATGATCTTACATTCGGGTTATTGGTGAGATATCGTTTAACTAGTAGGCGTTTCGATGCCAGACAGTTAAAATAAACTCTCACATAAAAATCATGGTCAACGTGACAATCCCAGCCACCCACAACAACCAACTCCCAACCCTAGACGCAGCCTTGGCCGCAATCATACCCCCAGCGACACCGAGAGCAACCCCGCTCGCAGTAAGCCGATCACCATGACACCGCACGTCACCACAAGAACAAACTTTATCGTTGCCAACAGAATCGTATCGCTCATTTTCCTGCCATCCCATTTCCTTGTCGATCCAAATAAGTTCGCCATTAATGTTTTCCCACATTATGCATCATATCCAAACATTTGTCCAAAAGTGTCGCACAATGAATCAAGGTTGCCTTCATCGAGGAACACTGTGCCATTAACTGCACCTGAAATATATGTGTAAGTTGCTGTTGATGCATTGTAAAACCATTCAACATAGTATCCGGGGACAGATGCTCGAAAAGTATGCAACTTCGGTTTTACTGATGCGTTGAGAATCTTAAGTTTATGAATAATTTGGGGGTTGATGTATGTTGCACCATAAATCATTGACCGCCTATGGAAATTGTTCAAAGTCTTGCGAGAATTTGGTGTGAGCATCTCAGTTCCTTCCATTCCCGGCGGGCCATCCCCGCCCCGTTCATGTATTAATAATGCACCCTAGTTCTCCGACAGTCAAGTTATCTGCAC